TATCCTATTCTATTACAAGAAGTAAATTCTCCAGTTGCTTTTGTAGAAGTAACTTTTATAGTAGAATTATTATACGGTATTTCGTTCTCTCCTTCATTTCCAGTGTCTGAGTTAAATCTAGTTACACTTCCACTAGTAAATATATCTAATAAAGAAGAACTTCCATTAGTAGATGTGGTTGAATTTGTCCACTCGTACTTGTTAGTCATAGATTTACCAACATCTAAATCATCACCGACTACTAATGTAATTACTTCTAATTCAGGATTTGTAACACATATATTTTTAAGAGACAATGAGCCCATTGTATTTTCTCTATTATATATAGTTAAAGTTCCTTCAGATACAGTTGTTGTTTTGCTAACTGTAAAGTTTCCAGTTCCAGTTGCGTTATCAAGAGTAGTTACAACTCCATTGGTATCCATTTCAAAATCAAAAATACTACCAGGTTGTGCTGTGTAGTTTACAACATGATTACCAATATTGTTTCCTAGATCTATACTATAAGTGTAAGAACTATTTGCTGGAATGTTTAGCCATTGAATTACCTGACCACAAACAAGAGGCGCTTGGTAATCTACTTTATCATCAGCTAATGAAATTATATAATTATCATGAACTGGATCAAAACCACCATACTTAAAGTTATTTTTATACTCTCTTAAGTTATCTTTAAACCAATCACGCATTTTATACTTAGATATAGGTTCTAAACCATCACCTCCAAGTCTCAATACAGCTCCTTTGTTTGAATCTGTGAAGTATATTGAGTTTGCGTAATAAGAAAAGCTCTCAGGATTTTTACTAATACCCCATTCTCCAGCAAAAGGAATTTCTTGACCAAGTACATCTTCAATAGAAGATACTTGACCACCTCCTACAGCGTCAAATAAAACATTTTTGTTATATAGTATTCTGTGTACTTTATCTTCTTGGAAAACAATTAAATCCGTATCTCTAGAATGTATCTTTTGAATACTTCCATACTTATCATCTAAGTCTTTATAATTTGCTCTTGATAAGTTAAATTCATTTAACGAGTTATAACTTGTTGTTTTGTCAAAAGGTCCACTGTAAGTTATAGAAGCTATGTTTCTTACTTGTTTATAACCATCTAATTGTACTGCATTTGGTCTTGAATTAGTAGATAGAAAGTTTTTATTGAATACATCTTTAATAATATAACTCTCAGCTCCATTACCTTGAGTAAAGCAGTTAAACCAGTTTAGATTAATTACAGCTGGTGTATTTGAAGTTTGATCAACATCAGTAGGATACTCGTCTTTGTTAGACATGTGTAATCCATTTTGTATTAGATAAGTATCTTGAGTCTCGTAGAAAACTTCAGATGTGTTATCAATAGAGTCTGTTTCAAATATTAACAAACTGTATCCAGTTGTTATAGTTATTTTTGCATTCAAGAACGAACGATTTTGTCCATTACCATTCAGCTCATTCTTTATTTTTAAATATAAGTATCCGTTAGGGTTTAACGTTATAGTCTCTCCTCTTCTAGGTAATCCACCAAACAATCCACCTCCAGTGTCGTAAGGTTTTGTGAAACCTCTTACGAATTCATAAGTGTCAAAATCTCCTAATCCATCTCCCTCTGTTTGAAACCAACTTTGAAAATTAGTATAACTATCACTAGATATGTATTCTTTTTTAAATTCTACAGTAGTTAATCCAGTTCTCTCGTTTTTTATCTCTATCTCTATTCTACTGCCAGGTGGTATTGGAATGTCTTCTACAACAGGAAAGCTTAACGTACCTTTATTAACAGAGAATCCAGCAGCACCACCAGCAAAAACAAAGAAGTTATCACCAGTGTCCATTGACTCTTTCTTAAACTCATAAAAGTTTTTCTCAGCTCCATCAATTGTTAAATCAGATGAAGATTTTACTTTTATATATACACCAGAAGGTTCTATTATATCTACTCCAGCAGGATTCTTATTGTCTTTAATAAAGTCCTTTACATTTGTAGCATAGTCTAAAACTTGTAGTTTTACTATATCATCAGCAAATCCATTTACATTTTTCTTTACAATTAAGTAATCACCTTCTTTTACTTTTTGCTTATCTTGACCCTCTAATTTTAACCAAATAAAACCTTGCTCTTCATATGCAATAACAGAATATATTGTATGGTAGTCTAGCTTACTATCCTTTACAAATATCTTATATCTGTTAGCCCAAGCAGGAGCTTTGCTTTTTATCTCTAATTTTAAATTGTTACTAGTAACACTATTCTTAATCGGTATAAATATGTTGTTATCTCTACTTGTTAGTACGGTTGAGTATCTTCCTTCTTCATCTAAATAGACAATACCAGTTTCATAACTTCTAATTGATTTACAACTAGCGTAAACATTATTATCAGAAGAATATACGTTGATACTATCCGAATTTATATGGTAGTATTCATTTTGGTAAGTAAATAAAGAATCTTCTGTATCATTAGGAGTACTATCTATCTTATGTCTTATGTATGGTATTTTCAAACTTAACACATCACTAGAAGTAGCTGTTAATAACACAAAAGGTTTGTATTTGTCAGGATAAGATTCTATATCGTTATCTGGCTCAGTATTGTTTAAATCCGCGTTTTTAAAGTTGTTGCTAGCTACAGTTGTTAAAAAAGTAGTAAACTCACTAGATTGAGAAAGTTCAAAAGCAGTTGCGTATGTTTTTTCTAAATAAAAAGATAGATCACACATGTAGTTTCCAAAGAAAGGGGTGTCGCTGTTAGCTCTAAATGATATAGAGATAATCTTTCCTTTCTTCAAGTCAGATGGTGTAAATTGTATATTTAAAACATTGTTAGTTGTAACATCACTAGAAACAGTAGTATTTAAAAGATTCTCCTTTAAATCCTCAGCTACAAAAGATGTTTTAAAGTCTACTTTTATTTTATTGCCAGATATATCTACAAGATCCCTACCCTCGGTATAATTACCAAACATAAGTCTATTACCTATAAACTCCTGAGCTTTAGCTACAACTGGTATATTATCATATAACCTGTTTACCTCATCCTCTGGAAGTATAGAGTATATCTTATTATTAGAGAATAAAAAAGTCTTATCCGCATCATTACCATACTTTTCTTTTTCTTTGTTAAAATTCTCAATAACATATATAGTTCCACTATTACTTTCTTTAAACAATAACTGTATATCAGTTACGTTTTTGTCACCAGTATTAAAACCAATGTTAACAGCATTAAAAGAGTTGACCATCCCATTATTCTCTTGAGTAGAAAAATTAAACGAGAAGTCTGATGGGTAAAATTGAGGATTACTAAATGCAGAAGTAGCACTATATTCTCCGTCTATGTATTTATATCTATATCCAAAAGATAAAAATCTTTCTTTTATATTGTTTTCAGTACCGTCTCCAAATTGAGTTGGCGTGCATTTAGGAGCCTTAAATGGAGCTCTTTTATACAAACTTATATCTTTAGTCTCAAAAGCATTTACAGACCATGATTTGGCTCTATTTACGTTTATACAACGTATAGGGTTTAAATCGTCAGTCCAAACAAGTAACTTTTCTTTATTGAAAGAATTATATATTACATTTGCTCCAGTTATTTTATACTTAGAGTTAAAGTTTAGTACGTTAGACGAACCGCTTCTCGTATCTGATAAGATTATAGATAAAGATTCGTTATCTAGTATGTTATATTCATATATAAAATTACCAGCGCTTGAAGTAACAAACCAATAAATACATTCGTTTCCTTCATCTGTAACACTTCCTATTGTTACAGAGTCAACTGGAAGACTTAAATTCGTTAACTTATCTAATCCATTTGATTTCTGAACAAGACCTAAACTAGAGCCTTCTGAGTTTGATACTATTATGTTTTCAGCATCAATGTACTCTCCTTCTGGTATTAATCGAACATCGTAATCTTTGTTCATTAACCCACCTACAAAAGTCTTTTTTAACTCCATATTATTTTGTCCAATTACTTGCTCCTCTCATAGATTGTAAAATTTCATCGTAACGAATATTTGACATTCTAATCTTGGTATTGTTTCTAATTGCTCTGTATTCGTTTCTAGCTCTTTGAACTATGTATTCTTGTACTCCAAATTTATTAGTAAGTATTTCATACTTTATAAATTGATATAAGAACTTCTCAGCTAGTTTGTTTACTCTTATTTCGTCCTCTGATAAATCAGATAGTCCATCAGATATATACTCTACAACAATAGTCTTTCCTATTAAGTCAGAACTAAATCTCATAACACCTAAGTTCTTATTGATTATAAACGTTCCATTTTGATTAGCAGTCTTACCATCAATACCAAATCTACTTCCGTATAAGTATTCCGTACCGCTATCATTCAAATTGTTTGATTTTGGATTTCTACTATTTATTTCTGTAGTAGATGTTCCTTCTAATGCTTGACCATTGTTATCAAACAATACGTTGTAGTTGTTATCTTGTAAGTATGCTTTTACAATACCCGATTGGTTGTTTTGAATAATAGGTCTAAACTTACCATCTTCATCAACCCAACTTATTCTAACGTAGTTAATATAGTCTTTAGGAACTGGTAGTTGTAAGTTGTCTGGAAGATCAAGTTCTAATGCTTTAACTTCTTTAGCAACATCGTAATTAAGTTCTTGTAGTCCTCTTTTTGCGTGAAAAACAACCTCGTATCTTTTGCAATCGTTTATGATTTTATCATCACCAACGTACATCATGTAAAAGTTATTGATAACATCTTTCAATGCTACATATTGGTAATCCCCCCAATTTTCGTCTTTAGGGTTAGCACCACTATTCTCATAGTATTCAAAATCTGTAATTTGAGCCATATCTTATTTAACTTTTATTTTGCGTCGTCTCTGTTTTCAAATGCAATAGCAGCACCAACAACATCAGCTTCCCTTATATTTAAACCAGAATACTTAAGTATCTTAGTTATTAATTTAAACTTATCTTCAAATCCAACTTCAAAGTCTTGAAAACCAGATTTAGATTGATTGAATATAGCATTACCACCAATCATTTCATATGTCCAGTTTGGATCCTTAGGATTTCTATAGTATATCAATTTAATACCAGTGTTTATAGTTTCTGGGTAAACTTTATACTTATCATTATATTTTATATATGATGGGTAAAAAACACTAGGTCCAACTAATTCATTAGTTAAAAAGAAACTTAACTTATCCCTTGGAATCTCCTCAACTTCTTTGCCATTGTATATTAAACTTATACTAGTATATAAGTCCGCTGGAGGTAAGAATAAACCACTAGGTGTGTCAAAAGATAAAGATGTTGGAGGTACTGCAAAAGTATCCATTCCTTCTTTAGCTTTCTTTACAATTTCTTTATACGCTGTCCTTTGGCTTTTAGAAACAAGACTCTTATTATAATCATAGAAATAATCATCAACAACTTCTTGTTGTGCTTGTTTAGCAAAAGTATTAAACTGCAAAGGTGTTATGTATCCACGGCTTTCTTTATTAAGTATAAAGTCAACCATGTTTCTTACATCATTAATCATCATAATATCTATTTTGTGCAAAGTTAATAAAAAAAAAGCACCCCCTTTCGAGAGTGCAATTGATCGTTATTATGGACAAAAGTCTACAATTTGTTTGAAATATCAGACAATACATCCATTCCTTCGTCTGTCAAGAAGAATGATGCTAATGCAGAATATGCATTCTCACCAAATGGAATCGTAATAATTCTACCACCATCTTTTCCTCCCCAATTAACAGTACGTCCATCAGTACTAATTCTGATGATATCTAATTGTACAGCTCTAATAGCAATGTTTCTAAACTTAACAGAATCATCATTCATTAAAGATGTAAATTCTTTAGGATTTCTACCAGCGTAAATTAACATATCTCTTCTTAATTCAGAAGAAGTCATCTTATCTACCTTACCTTTTAAAAGTACTCTAGCAATAGCTTCTAGTTCTTCAATTGGCATTTCTTTAGCAGCAATCTGAGCCTCTAACTTACTAGTCAATTCATCATACTCTTCAGCAGCTTTTTCTTCTGCATCAAACTCGTGATAAACAGATCCGTTGTCTGGGTGATAAATAGATAAGAACTTTTGTAATTCAACTTGTTCTTTCTTTACTCTTAAAACACCATTTTCAAAAATAATAGGAGTAGACACAGCGTATCCATCTTGCTCGTCAATAAAAGGTGAAGATTGGTTGTCACTCCATCGTAAAGCTTTATTACTTCTTGTATCTTGATCGAAATAAAGTAATGGTTTACTTTGAGAGTGTTTAGAACGCAACATATGAGTAATAGGTGTTGCACTTCCTTTTAAAAGATAGATTCTATCTTTAAATTCAAATTCTTTTTCAGAAGGTAATTCCTTCTTTGCACTTGGTCTTGCCATGATTAAATTATATTAAAATTAAAGATGCAAAATTACAAAATTAATTTAACAAGATATTTAAGTACCAAAGATGGGACTCGAACCCATAAAACTCTAGTTTCTAAGACTAGGCACTCTTCCAATTCGTTTTTACGTCACTCTGGCTTTTGTTTCAATAAGAAGACTTGAACTCCTATCTATAGGTTCGTAGCCTATTGTTCTATCCAATTGAACTATATTGAAATTTGGGTGATACACGAGAATCGAACTCGCATTTTCAGAGACACAATCTGACGACTTAACCGTTAGTCTAATATCACCATTTGTTACAATACCAAGGGTCGAACTTGGATAGACAGAGTCAAAGTCTGTTATGTTACCATTACATCATATTGTATTTTGTCGCATAGGCAGGACTCGAACCTACAGTCTCCCGCTTCCAAGGCGGGCACGTAACCAATTTTGTCACTACGCGAAATAAAAAAGCCACAGGCTACGGTGCTGTGGCGTACGTTTTCACGAACCAGGTCCTTTTCCCTAGGGAAATGACTTTGCAAATATACAACTTTATTTTTAATACACAAAAAAACCGCTAAAAACTTTAAAAGAAATTAGCGGTTAAAAAAATGAGAGAAAAAGCAAAAAATGTGATAGGCAAATATATAACAAAAAAGGCAGACCTAAGTCTACCTTTAATGATATTAATAAGAAACTTATTAACTACTATTTCAACAACATGAAGTTGTTAGCACCTAAAACAACCAAAGCTCTTTCAGATAAGAAGTTAACTTGCATCGCATCTAATTCAGAGTTAGAAGCACCACCAGCAGATCCTACGATCCATGATTTGTATTTTCTATCTTCTGTTTCAGATTTTCTGTAACGTGTGTGTAAGAACGGACGTTTAGCGTTTTTACCAAGAACTTGGTCGTAAACTGTCAATGTTCCAGCAGGAACCAATACACCATCGATGTCAGAGATAGAACCTCTAGTTGTAGCATCGTTTAAGTATTTCCAGTCAGTTTTGTAGAAATCATAACCTAAGTTAAATCCTTTAAAACCAAGATTCAATGCCATGTCTTGCTCGTTGTCGAACAATCCGTAAGAAGCTCCACTTGAACCGAAGTTGTTTTGAGCAGCTAATACAGTGTCAATCTCGAAAGATGTTTTTCTGTTTACGAACAATACATTCTCTTGAATAGCACCTTCTTTATCCAACACTTTGATAATGTTTTCTAAGTCAGTTCTATCAGTGATAGCACCTGTTCCAACGTTACCTCTGTTAGCGATTTCGTAGAAAAGACCTTTAGTACCTTTGTATCCAGCAGCAGCAACAGCTGAACCAGCAGCAGCAGGCTCACCTTCTACCATAGACATCTCTAGGTAATCTTCAAAACGTAAACGAGTTTCGTGCTCAGATTTCAAATACCATAAGTATCCTGAAGCACCATTTTCAGTTGTAACTTCGATCCATCCAACTTGAGCCATATCAGAACCATTAACCTCGTATTTATCTTTGATGATAATTGGGTTAGTTTCTAAGATGTCAGATTGAGCTTCCAAAGAACCAGACATTCCGTTAGTTCCTTTTTTGAACTCAGAACCGTAAACGAATACTTTCAATGCACCTTCTCCTGATCCAACAGCAGATAAATCAGCAGCGCTATAAGGAGCAACTGTGATAGTAACACCATCAACATCAATACCAGTTACCAAAGCTTTCACTGTGATAGCACCGTCATTGATTACTATAGTTTGGTTTAAACGTACTGAGTGAGCAGCAGTAAAAGTAATAGTGCTAGCACTAGCTTTAGTTGCAGTTCCGAATACGTGTAAACGACCTTGCTCTGTCCATTTGATCAAATCAGATGTAGAAGGCATTTCAGCACCTACTAAACGTAAGAAAGATGCGATAGAACGGTTACCAAATCTCTCGAATTCTTTTTCGTAAAGGTCTGGTAATTCATGTGACAAAAAGTCAAATGTACCTACGTAGTTAGTAGATAATGTAGCTTTAACTGGAGCTGGAGTTAAGTTAGCAGCACCAGAAATAGCGTTAGTTGAAAAATTTACAGCTTGAGCCATGTTTGTGTTTGTGTTTAATTATTATTTTCTTTTCCTAATTTTCATACCACCTTCAAAATCATCGTTGGAAACTACTCTCATTTTAGGACCATCTCCCTTAGGAGTTACATCTTTCTTATCTCTAACGGACATCTCTATATTCTTAGCGTCCTTGATAACATTGTTAGTAGCATCTGATTTACCTTGTTCGTAAAAGAACTTAGCGAAACCATCTGGGTCTCTAAACATTGCTAAAGCCTTGTGATATTGGTGTTCGTCTTTCAAATACCCATTCTCGTCTAGGTGATTTGCAATAACTTTACTAATATCAGATTGAGTAGTTTTAGTTTCTAGCACATCGCTAGGTTTAAAAACCTGTTTCTTATCTCCTAGATTAAATTCAAAACCTTTGAACTCACTATTAAACAATCTATTGGTTTTATCTAAAAATACCTCAGCTTTCTTTTGAGCAATTTCAATTTCCTTCTTTGAATTCTCAGTGTATTCTTGATAGAAGTTAAAAGCCTTCTTGTAATCTTCAGAAACTTCAGTTTGACTAGACCCTAGCTCGACCTTATATTGTTCCTTTAAATCATTCAAATAGCCTTTAGCTCTAAACAATTCTTCTTTTAATGCAACCTTTTTCTTTTTGATATCTCTATCGTCATCAATATCTTCATCATAAGAATATTCTTCTTCTAATAAATATGCGATATCATCATCATCAAGATGAGGTTTTGTTTGCTTGTAATATTCTTTAAGAATAGTAGCATCATTCTCTGAGTTCCAGTCTCTATTTATCTTAAGATAATTATCAACTCCAAACTCCATCAATTTCTTAATGTCTTCTGGTAACTCAGCCTTTTCTTTTTGTGTAAGAACTTCATCCAAAGAGTTATACTCTTTTTGGTATCTTTCTTTTAAGTAACTTAAAACTCTAGCGTCATCAATATCAACCTCTTGAGTTTCCTCTACTTCTGCATCTTCTACTTGAGAATCATCTTCAACAGTTTCTTCTACTTGAGAATCATCATCAACTTGTTCGTCGTCAACAACTGTATCTTCAACTTGAGTTTCCTCTACTTGATTTTGTACTTCTCCATCGTCATCTAAGACTTTAAAAGTAAATCCTTCCATTATATTAAATATTAAATTAAATTTTTTGCAAAGTTATGAATATTTTAAATACCGCTAAATAAGCTGTCAATATCCATCAAATCGTCTTCTTCTTCAAAGTCTATAGCGTCCTCGTCTTTAGCTCTCTGTTTAATCATTTTAGATTGTTGAGTAGCTTGTAACTTAGTTCTTTTATCCTTTCTATCTTCACGCTCTTGTTCTTTTCTTTCAAGAGTAGCCATTTCGTTTTGTTTAATCTCTCCTTTCATTCCTTCTTGAAGCTTTATCAATTCAGCCTTCATTTGGAATTCAATTTGCATTTTCTCCATCTCGTTTTGATGTTTCAATTGCTCTAACTGAACATCTGACTGAGAAGTAGCTTGTATCAATTGCATTTTAGATTGAGAAGTAGCTTGAGCTAATTGAGCTTGAGATTGAGCTTGAGCCTCGTAGTTTTGTTTTTGAGTCTCTAAGTCTTTCTCCTCTTTCTTTTTCTTTCTAACTTTCAACAACTGAGAAGCAATCTTAACATTCTTAACATTTCTAATATCAATAGCGTCATCAATATCAATCTTACCAGCAGACAAAGCAGCTTGTATGTTTTGATTAAGCATTTGAGTCTCTTCTTCGTCTGGCATTAAATCAATGTAAATACCAAAGTTATATAAGTGTAGATCTTTTATCTTCTCTATAGTATCCATAGAGCTTCCACCAATCATATTAGCGAAGTCTTCTTTCATATCAGAATACTCTAATACATCAGACATTCTATAGCAAATACATTCAGCTAATCTTCTAGTAGTAAAAATACCACTTTGAAGTATGTGTCTTGTAGCTGTATTTGAATTTAAAGCAGCTAGTTTCTGTGTACCAACTAAACTATTTTCGTCTGGCATACTACCATCTCTAGCTTCATTTAATCCAGTTACCGCTCTAATCATACCTAAGTATTGATTGTACATCCCTATAAGAGATTGTATTTTTGCGTTTGCTCCTGAAGCAGTTAATTCTTGAACTGGTATTTTACCATTATTGAATTCTCCATCCTCAGTCATACTTCTACCAATCACACTACCTGTTTGGAAGTATAAATTCAAAGCTTCTTCTGGGGTGTATGTCATTCCGTTACCTAGATTAATGGAGTTTAATCCATCTATATCTAAGTATACACCGTCTGGTTTTAAACTAGATATTACTTGTTGTAACTTTAAGTGAGTCAATTGAATCTGATCAGCAAAAGGAATCATTCTCTTTACTAATGAATCAATAGATCCTCTGTACATTCTTGGTGCGGATAATACATAAGGAGGGTAAACTTTAGATATAGAAGACTTAGGTCTAACCATATTCTTCATTACGTCCCACTTAAGTATGTGATTAGTTCCTAAAACCAATACTCCTTCAAACCAAACATCTATTCTTTTAGATAGTTTCTCAAATTGAGCATCTCCTGTTTTAGGTCCTTGGAAAGAGTCATCTCTTTTAATAACTTTCTCTCCACCATTACCATTCTTTTTCTTTTTGTAAACAATATTCATATCTGTTTTAAAAGCAAAGAATAATAATGTAGCGCTATTGTTGTTTAAGTTACCTTCAGCAACATTACCACCTTGTATATTTTGATAAGAATCCCATTTAGAAGCTAACTTAGCTATCTCTTTAATCTCTTCTTGACTAAGATTAGGATTTAATTTTTTAAGCTCTGTAATATTTACATTCTTAACTTCTCCAAAATAATAACAATCTTGGAATGTAGGATCTTCTGTTGGAGACCAAACCATATTAGCTGGGTCACAGTATTCTATGTTGATTCCATTATGTGTATCAAAAGAGTGTTTAGCAGCAGACAGTCCAAGAACTGTTGCGTCTTCATCTATCCTTCTCTTTGTTAAAT